TCCCTCGGCTTCTTCAGATTATGGGGGAATGTTTGCCATGGCAACGCTGTCTATTCTGCCGGCATGTCTGCTGTTTATTTTCTTTCGGCGGCAATAAATTTCCTTTTGCATCAAAAGTGTAACGGCTGTTTGGCTTTGCCTTATGTTCTTTGTTGTGGCAGTCCTCGCAAACATATTCCAGGTTGTTAAGGTCCAGTGTTACCCTGGCATCATGTATGTTTCCTGGTGTAATGTATTTCTTATGATGCACAATCACACCAGGTTTGTATTGTCCTGCTGCCCGGCAACGCTCACACAATCCATTTGCCCTTTTGATTACTGCCACCCTTGCTTTCTTCCATGCGTCTGACTTATAGAAATCCTTTGCATATTCTTTCACTGCTACCACCGTCCTTTCTTCATGTTCAAAGGCTTATGAATGTATCACACCCATAAGTCCATAATAATATACTTCACTCTTACATTCTGACCCACTTACTTGTTATCCTGCTGCCTGTCTAACTCTGAAAATAAATCACTTCTCCTGTATGATATATTCCCATTGTCCAACATTACTTTGTAATATCCTGCCGACTTGTCCAATACTTCGTATTCTTTCCCTGCTGTTAAACCCATTCCGTTTTCATTTGCTTTTACTTTCATTTCTCTATCCTTTCCGGCAGCATATCCATAGCCTGTGCCACCAGTGTTATAAACTCTGTGCGGTATTCATAGAATTGGCGGCGGCCACAAACCGCATCCGCTATGTATTCATACGGTGTGTTATATACAATGCTCTTGTATATCTTATCCTGCATCTGCCGCCTGGCCTGGATGCCCTCGATATTTCCGCATGAAGCACGCAAAGCATCTTCCACGATAGCGGCGGCCTTTTCATCAAATGCACTTGCCCGGCCTGTCCTTATTCTTTTTTTTCGCTTCTCGTTGCCTTGTATAATGCTTCTGGCAATCGTCTTTATATCTGCATCCAGTCTTTCCAACTCACTGCTGCCCCCCCCGTTTACTCTTCATACGTTTTCTTTGACGTTTCGGAACGCTCAACCTTTATGCTCTCTTTTGCCATTTTCGCCACCTTTGCTTTTACGCCCATGCCAACATCAATGGTAATTCCTTTCATGTGTCTTGCTTCTATGGCATCCACTGTTTTCAGCATCACTTCCACAACATCCGTATCAATCGGCCTTTCTGCATTATCCCCAAATAATTCATTGATACGGTTCTTGGCTTTCTGTACACGCTCTTTGCTTTCTGCGTACTTCTTGGCTTCGTCACATTCACACTTACACGTTGCCGCTTCGTCAACCTCTGCCTGGCTCCACTCTTCTAATGCGTGAATAATTCCGGCCTGTCCGCAAAATCTGCAATATCCCGTCTGTGTCTTTGCTCCTTCTGGTACTTCCTGGCCGCCGTCCTGCTCCATTTCCCTTAAATCCTCTTCTGGTATCTCATGGCCGCCGTCTGTCTTTTTTCTCATTGTGTCTATTCTCCTTTTCCTTTCTTTGCCTGTTTATAAGCATCCATGGCAACGGTCAGCACTGTCGCTGACTGCTCCACGGTAAGCCAGTCCCCTTTTACCAGTAATGCCAGATTTTTTTTTATTGTTTCCAGTGTTTCTTCCAAGGTTATATTTTTCAATGGTTTCCCTGCTGCCAACTCTGCTATTGCTTTTACAACTGGTCTTTTAAAGCAATCGTCTACTGCTTCCATGTTGGTTTCAATCACACTTTCCGCCCTGGTCTTTCTGTGCTTCTCGCATCCACGGCACGGTTCCTTCGCAAACATCCGCCCAGGCATTGGCACGCCGTCACACATACCGTCAATCCACGGGGCATTTATGCACTTGTCAAGCGGCATCCGTTCCGGATCCTGCAAATAGTCCATAATCTCTGTTTTTGCTTCCTCTGCTCCATAGCAAACCACTGTTTTATAACCCTGCTGCCGTAATGCCGCCATATACTCTTCCTGGGCTTTTGTCGGTTTATTGTTCCCATACTTCATTTCCAGGTAAAGCCCATGGAAATTGTGGCTTGCCACTGGCAAGCACACATCCGGCACACCGTTTTTCATGCCCATTGCTTTAAGCACCGGGCCGTTCGTGCGTTTCCCCTCGTTTGGAACGTGATACATGAGGGAAAGGCACGGCAAAATGTGTGTGCTTCTCATTGCCCAGTTAAAAAGTGCTATCTGCTCCGTAGTTTCTCCACGTTTCATATTCTGCAATTTCATATTCTGCCCCCTACTCTGTTAGTGTTTCGCTAATCCAACCACATTTCCTGCACTCATAATTCCAACATCCCGTGCCCTCTGTTGATGCTCTGTCATATTCGGCGGCCTTTTCCCTGTTGCTCATTCTGTATGGTTTATTTTTTAAAATATCAATGTATTTCCCTGTGTTTGCATCTTCTGACTTATTTAATGCCGCACTTGTGTTTATTGTTATTTTTTTACTTCCGCAAACCGGGCAATAATAAATTCCGTCTTTGTAAATAACCTCTTTTTGCTCTCTCATAGTTTTCTCCTTTACGCTTCCTCAATGGCATATTCTCTTTTACGCCGCTTGCAATCTTCCAACATGGCTTCTAAAATCCCCACTTCCTCTTCATTCAGCCATGTATAATATTTTTCAATCATCTTTACTGCATGAAGCTTCCGGGCATTTTCCTTTTCCTCTTCGGTTGTGTCGGTATCTGACACATTGGCTTCCCTGGTTTCCTCTTCCTTGGTTTTTCTGCCTTTCTTCTCTTCGGTCATTGCCCTTATTTCTTCCGCACCCACTCCACCTTTGCTTTCGGATGCCTGGGCAATCTCTTTTTGTGTTTCCTCGTCTGCCTTTGATGCTTCCAGGGCTGCCGTAATGCCCATATTGCCTTTCTGGAACTGCTCTTTTACTTCCTGTGTGGCGTTTCCGTCTATGGTGTTTAAATCCCTTATCTTCGGCACTGTTTCCCCCATGGCCGCCGCCACATAGTCCCGGACCCTTTCCCCGGCTTCCAGAATTAAAAGCCCCTCTTTTCTTGCCTGGGTCAAAACCTCTTTCCATTCTGCCGCCTGTGTCATAAGGTCATAGTCTGTCATTTTTCTGTTAAACGTATTTCCTACCAAAAGGGCAATTCTAAATTCTGTTTCTGTCATCTGCTTATATCTGCATTTGACTGTTTCAAAGGCTTCTTTCCCCTCTGTCACAAGAATATTTAATGCGGCCATGCGGCGGTGTCCAGAAATAAGCCAGTATTCCCCGTTTATCTGCCCTAAAACAAGTGGTTCCTGCAACCCGTCCATTTCAATTCCTGCCGCAAGGTCTTTCAATCCGTCCATGCTGTATTTATTATGTTTTGTCACAACAATATCCCGGATGCCTAACGTGATTTCCTGGTATTCGTTGTTTTTCCCTGCTGCCGCTTTGGTTGTTGCATTCATAAGGTCCATGATGTTAAATGCCATTTTTTCTATCTCCTTTCCTCTGCTGCCAGATGCCCAAACTTTTGCACATATTCTTCCGTAAACGCTTTGTAATCCTGGGCGGCTCCACTCCTTACACTGTAATGTGTCGGTGTCTGCCTGTAAAATGTGGCATCCTTGGCCTTTTTGGAATGTCTGATTTTACACTGGAACACATGACAGCCGCTTTTTGTTCTCAACCACCTTTCTGCCGCTTCGCTTGTATCTGATTTTTCAAAATCTGTAATGAGTACCCCGGCAATCCTGGCCTTTGGATTTAACGCCCGTATCTGGTTTATCTGCTCCACCAGTTCTTCCAGGCCGTCCAGGGAATAGGCATCTAAGCGGACGGGTATTATAATTTCATGCGTTGCCACCATAGCATTTATCACATTCATTCCTAAATCCGGCGGATTGTCTATAATGCAATAATCATACTGCCCGGAAACTTCATGCAATGCAGATTTATAACGGTCATGCTGTGCGTGTTCTTTATCCGCCTTTATTTCCAATTCCGCCAATTCCATGAAATAATTACACGGTACAATATCCAGATTTTCTTCTTTCGTGTCCCGGATATTCCCAGTAATCCGCCCCGTCTTAATAATCCGGCACGCTTCCGCTTCCCTCTCTCCGTTGTACACTCCAAACATTCTGGACGTGTTCCCCTGCTTGTCATTGTCAAACAATAAAACCCTGCTGCCTTTGCGTTTTCTCCGCCGGTCCCCCTCTGCCAACAATTCAGCCAGTGAAACGGCGGTTGTGGTCTTTGCAACTCCGCCTTTTAGGTTGATGACTGATATAATTTTCATGTTTTCGTTTCGCTCCTTTCGCTTCAATTCCGCACCATACGGGCGTATATGTAAAATGCCGCATTGATACCGTTGTATTTAACCTCTGCATCCAGAAATTCATATCCTGGATATGCCTTTTCTAACTGCTTTTTCAATGTTTCAAAATCCTTTGCCATTCTCTCCACCTGGCCTTTTTTGAATTTTGAATAACTCCGCTTTGGTTCCGGCGGCTTTTTAAGGTTCTTTGACGGGCACCACCTCTTTGTCCCATGTGGGTTCTGCGTAATATACGTTGCCAGTCCTGTAAGTAAAAATTTATCATCTGGCATAATCCGGCGTGTGTTTGGTCTGTCACATTTTCCCCATAATTCTTCTAACTGGTCCCTGTCTATTCCGTCCCCAGAAATCAGAATGTGGAAATGCGGACGCTTGTACCCGTCAAATGCCAGGATATAAATATACTTTGCATTTTCCAATCCTGCTTTCTTTCTCCTGCGGTTGATACGCTTAATGAAATTCGTTATGTCCTTTCTTGCCCTTTCTACGCTGTCCGGCAAACAATCATCATTCCACCCAAACGTGGCCCAAATATCCCCTTTCCCAAAATTGATATTTGCCAGGCGTATGATGTACCGCCTTGCGTTCTTGTCGTTTAGGTTGCTTTGTGACGGCCTGGTTTCTCTCTTTTTCTTCGTCACTGGCATATCCGCTTTATTCGTGAATGACGGGTACACCTGGGCTTCCAAAAGGGTTGTTCCACTCTTTATGTTCTGGGACTTCGTTGTTGTTGTACGATAAAGGCACGCCACCTTTCCGTCTTTCATCAACTTTTCCAATTCCCATTCTTCTAACTTCTCGCATTGCTTCTGGTATGCTTCCTCATAATCGTAATTTTCATAAAAG